GCTAAGACCAACTACTGTCTTATCAGGAGATACATCAACCCATTCAGTTGCGGATATTGCATCATCACCAGCGGCAGTTGCCCGGTACATCTTCTTATCATCACTGTCCATCCAAAAGTCACCAGCGTTGAGTGCTGTTGGTATGCCTGACTGTCTAAATATTTTTGGGGCTAGCGCACCAGCGGCCGCTCCAGAGACCACAGTAGCCGCCGCTACTCCACCTAGCTTACCAGTTACATCTCCAGTGAAATCTGAATCAGCACGTTGAACTTTTTTCCATACGTTTGCCATAATTTATCCTTTTATTCTGCTATTGAAACCTGCAGGGTATCGTTTGTACTGTCATAGTATATCGTACCTTCCGCATTATCAGTCGGTGCTGAAGTTCTCGGATAAAGGTGTACTGCACCTTGAGCGTCCACTGAGAAAACTTCCGTACCATTATTAATTAATTGAAATATGTCTCCTGAAGACAAAGTAGCATCTGTTTCATGCTTTAAGATGTTATTTGCCACGAGGCTTGAGCCAACGGGTACTTCTACATCAACTGACCCATTGTCTCTATAAAATTTGCTATCTGTAGTATTGTACCAAACTAATTTCGTATAAACGTCTTTTATCTTGTTTGGTGTGGATAATGAACCTGCCATATTAAACCCTTGTGTAAGTTGGAGTAGTTGGAATAGCAACCCTTAGATATGTGGGTGCTGTTGCCGGGGCTACTCTTGTGAAAAGTGCTATTAATGTATTATCAAACGCCGCATCTATTACATCAAACGGAGATGATATCTTATCTAAATATTTATACCCTATGCCGTCCCAAACTGCCATTAAAAATCCTGCCTCATTGTTGTAATTTGTGAACCGTCTCTTCCTCTGTAAGAGTACTTCTTGGCTTCTCGTACACCTGCTTCGTACTTCTTCAAAAAATAACTAGCAAGTTGAATGGTCTCAACAGAGCGTTCATAACCATTACCAATAACCCTTGCTATAAGTGCTTCATGAAATTGTTCTGGTATCTCACATTCCTGTTCCCAGAACCCAGTGTCTGTCATTTCACCGCCAACAAGTGATACACCTAAATAACTATCAGTAGCACCAAAGCCATCTCTTTCTGGTGCTTCACCTGACAATAGATACTTGTCAGGACGCTGTATATAAAATAATGTTACTACTTTATCAGCTTCAGATGGTGAAGTAAATTTATCAGTAGATTGGTCATAATACGCTATTAAAACAGAATCACGTTCTAACCACCAAACCCACTGACTAATACTTATGTTAGCTCGTTCCATTATGATAAATCTCGTTCAATCGGTCTACCTAATAATTTCTTGATAGATTTGCCATCATAATCTACGGATTTTATTTTAATCATATGCTTCTTCAGTTTGTAAACACGCTGGTTCAAAACTGTATCAAACTGGTCAGCAGACTCTATTAACTCAGCTTTAAAACCTAAGTCATTCATACCATCATTAAGTGAACGCACAATCTCTGTGATATTCATATCTGGATGATGTTGTTGAACCCTTTCAATCATTTCTTTTAATTTCATATCTGACCTTCCTCGGGAGTATCGGACATCCCTCCGCCACCTTGAGCTTGTATAAATTCTTGTTTTTTAGCCTGTACAAGCTGTATTTGGCTGGCTACCCATTGATAATCAGTGCTTAATTTTTGTATTATCTTATCGTACAAGCCCATCTTCTTCTGGAGATTTGCTTGAAATTCTTGTAAAACCTGTGACTTCTGTGTGACTTTAGCGTTTATCTCTGAGTTAAACTCACCCAAGATAGCTCCAGCCCTACCTAGTTCAGACTGTATAGCCTCTATAGTAGACCGAACCATATCCTCATCTTCGTCTTCTAACCATTCCTGTACACTAGTTACTGTACCATCACCACCAATACTTCCTGTGCTATCGAGTAAAGACTTGGCTTTATCTAAAGCATCTTGATAGTCTGCTGATGGAAACGTATAAGTGATTTCAAGGTCTACATCTGCAATCTGGTCGAATAAAGTTGTATCAGCATCAAGGTCAGTTGGAAGCTTCTTACTAAAATCTACCATCTTCTCGAGCAGTAATAGCTCGGAAGCGTGTAGTATTACATAGTCTTTCCAAATATCTGGAAATCTTTCGGCTGTGACAAAACTAACTCCATATATATTATAGGCATTATCCTTTATTGTCTCAGTATCATCATCTATAGTCTTAGAATTAGAATCAAATATAACGTATATAACACCCTTCTTCGTGGCTGAAGTATCGGGGAAAATTCTTAAGTTAGATTCAAAATCAATAGAATATGCTGGAGAGTACTCCTGAGCATAATAAATACTATTTTCATCCTGAACCTGATATATTGTCTCTGGAGAAACTGGTTGAGCTACACGAGACTGTCTCTCAACTTTTATAACATCGAATACGTTCTTATCTCTTAAGTTGTATCCAGTGCCCAAAGTAAGCTCTACTCTAACCGCATTAGCAAACTGGGAAAGAATCAGAGGGTTAACCTTTTTAACCACACCTAGCGTATGGTCAACAGCTACTCTTAGCGCATTAACCGCATCTAATCCAGTTATTACTCCTGCGTATGAAGCTATTTTATCAGTAAAAGCCATCTCAACCTTTAGTTATGGGGGGCCGAAGCCCCCCAATTAACTGTTACGACCAAGTCAGCAATGCATGAGTCTCGGGCAGACTGATTTCTAAACCGGCTTCGGTTAAAATCATATCTTTCCGACCATCAACATTGTTGTTCTGGACGTTAGTGATTATGTGCGTATCACGAGATACACCATTACCACTCAAAGGACGATATTTAACATTCGCCATATCAATAGCGATTGCTAAGTTCTCATCCTGATTCCGCAGTAGCGGTTCAGCAACAAAGTGGAGGTTACCGAATAGAGTATTAACTCTAGTAACCATATGCCCGAAGGAACCTTTTATGTTCTGAACATCCAAACGATACTGTGAAGTACCGACGGTGTTGTCCATAAAGCTTCCAGAGCCCAATTTGTTCATCCAAGCAAGTATCTTCCGTGAGGTCAATACAAGTTTGTCACCACTATTTCCAGATTCAGGAGAGAAGAAGTCCTTCATAGCGTCTATGAAATCATCATAGTCACTACTAGCATAGGTAAAAGCAAAGTTCTTACCGTTTGCCAGAGTATAAGGTACTATTCCGTGTGAATATCGCACTGGCCCACCAGATGCAGACTCGTCACTCGCACCTACTCCGTAGAGCATTGCGTGTTCGATGTCCATCTTGTGTTCCATCAATTTATCGGCCCAAACCCGACGATATTCGTCTGGTCTGCCACGATAACGAGTTGCCAAAGCAGTTCCGCTAAAGAGCTGGATTGCAGTTTTAAAAATCTGACAATATCCTTCTCTAGAGTAGAGTTCGTCTTTCCAACCTTCTGGGTCAGTACTACCTTCACCCCATGCACTACCGATAATCTGTCCTTCTTTATCAGCCGCTATTGCGCCTGATGCTTCAAGACAGGTAAAAGTAACTGCAGAGTAGGTAGCCGCTGTTCCAGCGGCGTAAGTCGCACTCTCACCGTCGCCGACAGACTGTATGCTTTTAACACGCATAGCCTTACCAGCGATTCTCACAACTTGCCCGACTACAAAGTACTGGGGAGCGGCACTTTTCCCAGAAGCTGATTCTGCGCCATACTTATCGTATGAGCAAACAACCTTCAAGGATGCGGTGTCACTGCCAGACGCAATGTTACTTGCGATTGCAGTCTTTAAAACAAAGTTACGTCTTTGCCATTGATGACGTTGTTCAAGGAACTTGAATACAGGGTCATCAGTAGACGACTTCGCAACTTTAGACAAATATACGAAAAACGGGGATTGCTGTGGAGCAAGCTCGGACACTCTCTCACCAAAATTAAAAATTCGGCGGGAGTCATTGATGCTGACACCTTGCGGTGCTACACCAGTACTAAGTGAATATGCATTAGCCATTAGCTAACATCTCCTTATGTCCAAGGGTTCCGTTTGTTGTAGTCACCAATCATAGAGTCCAAAATACCATCCTCAGGAGAACTGGATGCGGCTTTATTTGCGCTGGGAAGTACTCCCATAGGCGAAGGAACCTGTTGAGCCCGTTTCATCTGGTCAAAACTCTCATTACTGGGAGTATCAGATTTCGCTGACTCTATAGGCACAGTTCCACCTTCGGGTTGTCCTTGCACAACGCCAGTTTGCCTCATCCTGTATAACTGAAAGAGATTGTCAACCGTGACACTTTCCGGCTTATCCATAACTTCAACAAAGTTTTTGATTTCATCGGCAGACGCATTATACGTCTTTGCCAAATGGTCGCTAATCATTGTGATGTTAGTATCATAAGCCTCCTTCTCAGCCTGCTTCCTCTGTATGTCCTGACGCTCCTTTATCAACTTGTCTCTTTCTTCGGCAATAACAGCGACATTGTAATCAGTATGGAGCCGGTTGTACTCGTCCATATCCTCACGCCACTTATCTATTTCCTCTAGATGTTGAGCTGATGTCGAAGCTGGGTCAGACCATGCCTCCTCCTTATTAAAACCAGCAGGTTTTGCTGGTTTATCAGGTGGAGGTGGAAAGCTTTCGTAACTCTCTTCCTGTTTTGAATCTTCTACAGCTTGCGCTGGTTGAGCCTGACTCTGCTGAAGTTGTTGCTTCAGGGCTTCATTCTCATTCCTCGCTTTATCTGCTTCAGATTGCCAGTACTGGTAACGTACTGTTTCGTTCTCAGGTTCTTGTGGTGCTTCTGCTTCCGCTTGAGGTACAGTATTCTCGGGCAATGCCGATTCAACTGGCTCTTCGGGTTCTACAGCATTAGCACGAAAGAAGTCTTCCGAACTGTTGCCCGGTGTAAAAACATCGTCGGGCGTTAACTCTCGGTCTTGTACTGGGGAGCCCACGACATCGTCAATTACGGCAACGTCATCTGCTGGGGTAGTCCCTTTCACTTCATCCATATCGAGTTCCTTTTTTTGGCCTGCTCTAGCTGGGACTTAGAGGTAAGGCTATTTCTTAGGTTTATTAGCTTCTTTAACTTCACTCTTAACCTGTCCCATTACATCATCAAGGCGTTTCTCGAATAACTTGCCAGACGCTTTTGTCTGGGTTGAAGTCTTATCGAGGTCTGCTTTGAATTTTTCAAGTTCAGCTTTCTGCTTGAGATGATAGTTTTCACGTTCTCTCGTCTGCAAATCGCCTTCTAATTCTTTAATTTTCTTTTCTGATTCCTTTGCCTGTGCTTGTAACTGCATAACCATATCAGTTCTAGACATAACACCTTCTATGTCAAATACCTCGGTTTTCTTTAGAACCTCAGTCTTATCAATAATACCCTTCTCATATGCATCCATATACATTTCAAGTTGTGCATACCTATTAGTGGGTAAGGTAGAACCTGTAACAACGACAACATCATACGTACCTCTTGATATATCGTTTACCACTTCAAGTTCCCCAGATTTATCATCATACAATCTTTTATTTATAGCAAATTCAGTTAAGCTATTGTTTGGCTGTACAATACGTACAACCTTTTCAGCTTGATATAGTTGTTGCATAAGACTAATAGCTACCTTACCAATTCTTACTAAACCAGTTTCTATGTCCTGCAATTTTGACTTTATCTTACGCTGACCAAATTCATCAAGAGACACTGTGGCTTTATAGGTATGAGGAGCCGCTTCAGAATTTCCTTGCATAAGTTCGTATAACCCTAGTGCGTGGTCAATATCCTGTTTTGCCGCCATCTCGTTTTGGTATAAGGTATTTGGAAGGGGTGTTGGTTGAATTGGTTGAGGAGCACCATTGTCCATATCTACTTCTATTGCTACACCCGGCTGTGCCCATCTCTGTTCAAAGTCCTGCATATCGACAGAACCAGATGGAATCAGTATCTTTGTGTTGGTAGACGTAGTAGCATGAGCAACGATAAGAGACCGTGTCTTATTTATGTATTCCTGCAAATCCTTGACCATTCGTACGTCGCTTAGGGGGTAGGGCGTTCTATTATGAATATTCATAAAGAACACGATGGGGTAATGGTCAACGGGGAGTAAGCGTGAGTACAGGTACTTATCACCCATAACTACACACATCTTTACTCTTTGCACTGGTACTGACACGGTCTCTATCAGCTCTTGTTCAACTAAATCTTGATATGCCATCTCTTGAATAACAGGAGGAGGCGGTACATCTTGGTCAGCCATACGGGCTTGCTGAACTGCCTTATCATATTCTTGAGACATCTGCTCTATTATACCTTTAGCTTTTTTAGGGTCAGTAAAGACCTGACCATTAACCATAATTGCTGGTCTAGCTAAGTATTCTGGCATATCCTCTTCTAAAAGGACTTCTTCAGTGCCGTCAATCTTATTTTTAATATGAAATCTTTTTACCCAAATCTTGTAATATCGTTCATAACCACGTATATACTCATTATTCTCACCAAAACTCATATCAGTCTTGGTTGCCGTATCTTCAGGGAATATTATACCCTTATCATCTACTCTTGAAGTAGTTGGTCTATCAGAATCGAGTTCACTCGCCGCATTTTGGATAGCATCCTTATACATAGGATACATGGCCATAGCTTGTTCTTTAGTGAATTGTCTTGAGATAATGATATTTTCTGCATCATCTGCGAGCCTATCACGACAATTTGGGTCTATATATACATCAAGAGGGTCTACATCCCTAACGACTACTTCTCCTCTACCATAATCCTTGAGAGGGTCAATATAAACCATCATCGCACCTAGACCCATAGTGTAGTAATCATCTATTACATGTCGGAGTGCCTGAGTCCCGTCTGAGATGTACCACATGTATTCAAGTAGTCCATTGAAAACCTGTGCTACTCGATTATCTGAGTCTTCCCGAGGAGATACTCGAAATTGTGGTCGGCCAGAAGTGAGGAGAGCCTTTGCGGCTTCAACTGCTGGGTGGATTCTATTTACGACTAAGGGTGCTTGACCCCTCTCAAGAAGTATTCTTTGTTGCTCTGCAGTCCACTGCCTACCCAATCTAAACTCTGCATCCTCTTGTGCTTGCTGTGCCCAAGTGTCTCGCTTCTGAGAGTAAGACTTCCAAAGCTTCTGCGTAACGTCAACAATATCTTCAGGTATGTCGGTCTCTTTTTCGACGTACGCCATCGTTACGAAGTTACCATTACAT